GCCTGCGGCAGGTGCTTATGTTGCATATCCTAAGAAAGGTATTCATGAATGGATTGGTAGTGTTGACTTGAATTCACTGTATCCATCTGTTATTAGAGCTTTGAATATGGGTCCTGAAACAATTGTAGGACAACTAAGACAAGACGGAACAAAAGCACGTATTGAAGGCGAAATGGCAAAAGGTAAAAGTTTTGCAAATGCTTGGGAAGGCCAATTTGGTTCTGTTGAGTTTGACTCTGTTATGGAACGTGAAGTAGGTAGACAGATTACTATCGACTGGGAGGACAGCGACAAAAGTGATACAATTAGTGCAGCACAAGTATATGATTTAATTTACGAAAGCAATCAACCTTGGATGCTAAGTGCTAATGGTACAATCTTTACGTATGAAAAAGAAGGCATTATTCCTGGACTGTTAAAACGTTGGTATAAAGAACGTAAAGAAATGCAGGCAAAGATGCGTGATGCAATCAAAGCAAAGAATCCTATCGAAGAAGAGTACTGGGCAAAAAGACAACTTGTTAAAAAGATTCTACTTAACAGTTTGTATGGTGCTATTCTTAATCCAGGTTGTAGATTCTTTGATAACCGTATTGGACAGTCAACTACACTTACAGGTAGACAGATTGTTAAGCATATGAGTGCAAAGGTTAACGAGATTATTACAGGCGAGTACAACCATACAGGTAAGTCAATTGTGTATGGTGATACTGATTCATCTTACTTTAGTGCATACAGTACGCTAAAAGAAGAGATTGATAAAGGAAACATTCCTTGGGATAAAGATAGTGTTATGACATTGTATGATCAAATCTGCGATGAAGCAAATACTACGTTTCCTAAGTTTATGGCTGAAACTTTCCATTGTCCTAAAAGTAGATCAGATGTTATTGCGGCAGCAAGAGAGATTGTTGCAAGTAAAGGTCTGTTTATTACAAAGAAAAGATATGCAGTTCTGTACTATGACGTAGAAGGTAAGCGTGTAGATACTGAAGGAAAGCCAGGTAAGATTAAAGCAATGGGTTTAGATTTGAAACGTTCTGATACTCCTGTTGTAATTCAAGACTTTTTGAGCAATGTATTAGAAATGGTACTAGCAGGTAAAGAACAACAAGAAGTACTAGATTACATTACAGAATTTAGAACTGAATTTAAAACAAGACCTGGTTGGGAGAAAGGTTCGCCTAAACGTGCAAACAAGATTACTGAGTACGGCAACAAAGAAAAGAAACAAGGTAAAGCAAATATGCCTGGACATGTTCGTGCAAGTATTAATTGGAATACCTTGAAGCGTATGGAAGATGACAAGTATTCCATAACTATTACAGATGGTGCGAAAGTAATTGTTTGTAAAGTTAAAGATAACCCTATGGGATTCACTAGTGTTGCGTATCCTGTAGATGAATTACGTTTGCCAGAATGGTTTAAAAAACTGCCTTTCAACGATGCTGAAATGGAAAATTCAGTAATTGATGAAAAGCTAGGCAACCTTATTGGTGTGTTAGAGTGGGATATCAGCTCTACAAAAAGTGATAACAACTTTAACAAATTGTTTGATTTTGATTAAATTGGTTAAAAAAATTCTTGCAATTAAACATAAACCTAAATATAATGTATATTAACAAACGGAGAACTCTATAATGAAAGACATTCTAAAAGATATTGTGGAACATACACAAAACTTGGGCTTTCTTACAACTGTAAAGATTACAGGCGAAGAAGGTTCAACTACTATGTTTTCAATGGCTGATGACAGATCAGTTATAATGGAAGCAACTACACATAATCCTTATCCGGATATGATTGGCGTATTTGGTATGCCGCAGTTGCAAAAACTAAAATATTTACTTGACGGTAGTGAGTATCAAAAAGATGCTGTAATTACTGTAAAGTCAGGTGAACGCAATGGTGCAACTATTCCTACAGGATTAGAATTTGTAAACAAAGACGCAGACTTTAAAAACACTTATCAGTTTATGCTTACAGAACACATCAACGAAAAGATGAAAACTGTTAAGTTTAGAGGTGTTAACTGGGATGTAGAAGTAAGTCCTTCACTTCCAGCAGTACAGCGTTTTAATTTCCAAGCAGGCGCTAACAGCGAACATCCTACATTCTTAGCAAAGACTGACGGTACTAACTTAAAGTTTATCTTTGGTGATGCATCATCACATGGTGGTGAGTTTGTATTTGCACAAGATGTTGAAGGAACATTGGACAGAGGCTGGACATGGCCTGTAGCAAGTGTACTTGCAATCTTAAAAATTGCAGATGTTAACAACACTAAGATGAGCTTGAGTAATGAAGGTGCTATTCAAATTGAATTAGACAGCGGACTTGCTTCATACAAATATATCATTCCAGCACAGGCGGCCTAAATAATATTATGAAACCAGTCAACTTAACACCATTACAAAAGGACTATGCTGTGTATCTACCAGCGATTAGTTCTTTCTTTAGCACATATATTGCTAAACAGAGGCAAGGAGAGTTTGTTCCGAACGATCGTATTCCTAAAGGATTTGATCGTGGAATAGAAGGTATGAACTTCCTTAATGCAGACGCAGGATACTACACATACAAATATGGTTTGTATTCCGCAGGTCACGCACAATTAAACTTAGAAAAGACTATGACACAAGATGCTATGGTCCAAGAACGTGATAGAAATAACACTATGATACTAGGTGACTCGGGTGGTTATCAGGTTGGTAAAGGTGTTCTTAAATTTGATTGGTTAAACTTTGAAGGTGCTGCCGCAAACAAAACACGTGATGATATTCTTAATTGGCTAGAGCTTACAGCAGATTGGTCAATGCTACTTGATGTTCCAACTTGGGCTTGTGATCATATTCATGCTCCTAAAACAGGACTTAAAGATTTTCAAGACTGTTTAGATAAAACACGTTTTAACAACAAGTATTGGTTAGAACGTAGACTTGGTGCTACAAAGTTCTTAAACGTTTTACAAGGATCAGACTGGGATACTGCTGAAAGGTGGTACGAAGGTGTTAAAGAGTTCTCCGATCCAAACGTTTGGGGCGATAAAGCATGTGAAGGCTGGGCAATGGGTGGTGCTAATATGTGCAAAATGCCTATTACACTACGTAGGTTAATGACTATGAAGTTTGATGGTATGCTAGAAGGCAAGGACTGGATGCACTTCTTAGGTACTGCACAACTTGATTGGTCATGTTACTTAACTAGTATTCAAAGACAAGTGCGTAAACATATCAACGAAAACTTTACAGTAAGTTTTGACTGTGCTAGTCCGTTTATTGCAACTGCACACGGACTTGTTTATACAAATGCACAACACACAGCAAAACGTTGGTCAGTGATTATGGACAAGGCTCCAGATAATAAAGCACTTGCTAATCAACATGACATTCCATTTCCATTCGAAAGTGAAATTGGCAGACGATTAAGCATTGCTGACATTTGTCATTATGCTCCAGGTATGCTGAATAAGATTGGTAAAGAAGGTAAAACTAGTTGGGATAGTTTTGGTTATGCATTAATGATGGCACATAATGTTTACTGTCACATTGTAGCAGTACAACGTGCTAATCAACTTACTGATATTGAACTTAAGAAAGCAAGACCAGATTGGAGACTATGGCGTAAAGTTAAAGAAGCAGATAAGAGTGATGAGTATTCAGATTGGGTACCACGTAACATCTTATATTTCGATCGCTTTGTTGAAGAACTGTTCGAGCAGCCAACTAAAGAGGCAGCGTTCGCAATGATTAAAGAAGGCGACAGTTTCCTTAAAAACTTAGAAGGCGCAAGACTACGTGGAGGTGTTACAAACATTTCAAATTCGTTGTTCGTTGAAGTTGATGATGAGGGCAATGAAGAAACTCCTTGGACTGACGACAGAGAAGATACTGAACTAGATAAACTAGAAAGTGAACTGACAGAGGCATAAATTATGAAAAGATCATACAAACAAGGCACAAGCAGTGACGCAACATATTTTGTTGGTGTTGAAGTAGAACATACTCCTGCATATGGTAGGAAAACATTGTTCGTAACAGGACTTCAAAGCGTTGATGAAATTGCCGGACAGTATTCAAAGAACGATTGCGAACATATCTTCTTTGGTGCAAATCACAGTTTTCAACCAAGTCAAGATTCAGACTACAGTGACTGGGAGGCTATGATCGAACCATTCCTAGATGATGACATTTGTTGCACTTTGGACATTCCAATTGCAAATGCGGAAGATATGCTTGAAAGTTCTTTAATTGAATTTGACAACTTTATTCCGCAACTGCGTGTACCTATTCCTTATATTGAACAGTTTGGGTACAACGCTACAATTAAAATTGATGATAAAGGTTTTAAAGCAACAAATCCAGGTGTTTGGACACACAGTATACACGACCTAATGGATCGTTCAAAATTTACACCTTGGCGTGAATATGAAAATGATGATATTGTAGATAATGATTGACACTAGAATTAAAGGGTGCTATAATGAAACAAGAACGTTATTACGACTACATGGGGCGTAGAATGAGAGAAGAAGATATGAAACAAGGCAAAGAAAACGCATTGCAAAACGCAAAGCGAATGATTTGGGTAACCTTTACAAAAGAAGGTATCCACAAGTATCCTGCGGCACTAGATGATCCTAGTCTTGCAACAGGTGATGAATATGATGTAAGTTTTTTAGGTTATCCACACAGACACATATTCCATTTTAAGGTAGGTATCGCTGTAACACACAATGACAGAGATATTGAGTTTATTCAGTTTAAACGTTGGATGGAGAAACTATACGCAGAAAAAACATTAGATCTTGACTATAAGTCATGTGAAATGATGTCAGATGATTTGTGGCATCAAATTACAAACAAATATCCCGGACGTGAAGTCCACATCGATGTCTCCGAAGATGGAGAGAACGGTGCCCACATTGAGTATGCTAGTTATTAAAGGAGACCTAAAATGGGTTACTGGCAAGACCGCCCTGAGGTGGTTAAGATCTTCAATGATCTTGACTTGTATAGAGACTTTTGTCGTTACAACGGCTTTAAGTTTAATGAAAAAGATCTCTATAAAAAAGAGAGTCGTGCATGGAAGGCTTTCGAGAATCGCAACAATCATAAGAGGGCGTTTCGAAACAAATTTAACAAACGGAGAAACTAGATGAAAATATGGCTTGTTGACTTAGAAGCAGTCGAAACACGTTACACTAAGCAGTGGAAAACTGAATTTCCTAAACTGCTAAAAGCCAACGGTCATGACGTTCATGTAGTTAACGGAGGAGATACGCCTCAGGCTACAACACCTGGGGCGTTTCTTAACTTTGGCGGAACTAATGTTTATAAAAGTAAACAACTAGAGCAAATTGCAGAGGCGTTTTGTAATGGAGAAGTTAAGGACGGCGATTATTTTCTGTACACTGATGCCTGGAATCCTACAGTGGTACAATTACGCTACATGGCAGAACTATTGGGTATTAACATTCGCATTGGTGGTATGTGGCATGCTGGTAGTTATGATCCACAAGATTTTTTAGGCAGACTAATAGGTGATAAACCTTGGGTTAGAAATGCAGAACGTAGTATGTTTGAATGCTATGATCATAATTATTTTGCAACAGAGTTTCATATAGATATGTTCTTTCAATCATTTCCAGAACTAGATAGATCTAAAGTTGTACAAACTGGTTGGCCATTTCATTATATGGATAGTACATTAACTATGTACAAAGGCATGCCAAAGCGTGATTTAATTTTATTCCCTCATAGGATTGCTCCTGAAAAACAAGTTGAAATATTCCGTGATCTTGCTGATCAACTTCCACAGTATGAATGGGTAGTTTGTCAAGAACAAGAATTATCAAAGAACGAATATCACAACTTACTAGGAGAAGCTAAACTAGTGTTTAGTGCTAACTTACAAGAAACACTTGGTATTAGTTGGTACGAAGGTGCTCTTGTTGGAGCATTGCCTATGGTGCCAGATAGATTAAGCTATATTGAAATGGGTTTACTCCCTTTCAAATATCCTAGTAATTGGACAATAGATTGGAAAAACTATATTTCCAATAGGGAGGCTGTGAAAGAACGTGTAATTGATTATATGGAAAATTACAAAAAGTTTCTTCCTAGCCTAAATAAACAAGTAGAAACACTAAATGAAAAATATTTTAGTTGCAATGATCTACTAAAGGTGCTAAAATAATATTATTAAAAAGGCAATCCACTGCCTCAACATCGGAGAAATAAATGGAAAAAGTAAAAGAAATTAAAAAACGCTTAGAAGAAGCAGGTCTTAGATATTGGGCGAATGACAATATCAGTGAAGTGCTTCAAGAAGGCGATAAACAACAACTTATCGAAGAAGCGGTTCCTGCTTTTGAAAATGTGTTACAACACTTGTTAATTGATACAAAAACAGATCCTAACAGTCAAGATACTGCAAGGCGTATGGCAAAGATGTACATCAATGAGATTATGAGTGGACGTTATGATGTAATGCCTAACCCAAGTAGTTTTCCTAACTACATTGAAGATGGTTATGAAGGTATGTTAGTTGTTCGAAGTGAACTTACAAGTTTATGTTCACATCATCATCAGACTGTTAAAGGTGTAGCGTACATTGGTATTATTGCTGGTCCGAAGTTACTTGGTCTTAGCAAGTATACAAGGATTGCACAATGGTGTGCAAGACGTGGTACACTACAAGAAGAACTGAATGTTATGATTGCTAACGCAATACAAAAAGAAACAGGCAGTGAAAATGTAGGTGTCTATGTACAAGCAACACATGGTTGTTGTGAAAACAGAGGTATTAAAGCACATAGCAGTTTAACACAAACAACTGTATTACGTGGTGCATTTAAAAATGATCCTGCAACTAAGAAAGAGTTTATGGATAATGTTAAATTGCAACAACAGTTTGCTTGTTAAGGAGTAGTATGCCAATACCAGAAAAAATAATAGTTCCAGCAAATAGAGATCCAGGTGATAATCATTTTGCTGTAAGTTTAGTAAAGAGTATATTTAGAATAGTCGGCTGTGGGTGTTTAATTTACGGAGGCTATATGTTAGAACAATTTGGTTTGCTTTTTATAGCAGCCGGAGCAATCTTTGCCTTAGCAGAAGTGCTAGGCATTATAGAGGAGATAGTATGAACATTCATAAGAAAAGAGTTTACAGTGTATCAGAGCCAAAGAAGCCTGAGGACTGCATGGCGCTTACTCCAGCAGAAGCACTGATGTATAATCTAAAAGGTATTAGATTAATTGACATGACTGAAAAGCATGGCATGACAGTGCAAAGACTAATGAATAGTCGAAAAGATACATCACATGAAAGGTATACTTATGGGACCATATTCGGAAACAAAACAACTGCATAGAATTAGCAATATTAAAAAGGTACTTGCTAATAAAATGTTGCCTGAAGATACTCGTAGGATTTGGGAAACTAAACTTAACAGTATTGCAGTTGACGAAGATGAGTATAACAAAAGAGTAACAGAAACTTTTAAAAATGTGAAGAGAGGTTATATTCACAAATGTTAACAAGGTTTTTAGAATGGGTTGGAAGAAAGCGTACTATCTATGATAGGACTGGTAGTATTCCTTATTTGGTTAGATACTATTTGTTTTTAAAAGACAGAAAAGACTTTCCTTTTAATATTACACTACACAAAGTACTAGTAAGTGATGAACCTACACTACATGATCACCCATGGAGTTGGGGAGCATTAATTCTAAAAGGCGGCTATTGGGAACATACACCAGAAGGTAAGTTTTGGCGTGGTCCTGGTAGTATACGTTTTAGAACAGCAAAAGATTTACATTGGTTAGAACTTGCAAAAGATAAAGATGGGAATGAAATTCCTTGTTGGAGCATTTTTTATATGGGTAAGAAAGCACAGCAATGGGGTTTTGTTAAGAATGGTAAGTGGATACATAACGAGGAATACTTAAAATAATGATTAAGAAGCACTATTATAGTTGGCAAGATGTTGAAAAAATGTGTGTAAGCATAGTCAATCAGATGTACAAAAGTAACTGGAAGCCTGATTATATTGTAGGAATAACAAGAGGTGGGAATGTTCCTGCTACTATTATTAGTAACATGACTGGCATACGTTGCGAAGCATTGAAAGTAAGTTTACGTGATGATAGTCGTGATAGCGAAAGCAACTGTTGGATGGCAGAAGATGCATTTGGTTACGATGACGGCAAAAGTTATCCTAAAGCACGTAAAAATATTCTTATTATAGATGATATCAATGACACTGGTGCTACGTTTAATTGGATTATGGAAGATTGGAAAGCAGGTTGTTTACCTGATAGCGAAGCATGGCAAGACATTTGGCAAGAAAATGTTCGCTTTGCATCACTTACTGAAAACCTAGCAAGTGATTTTGATAAGGTAGATTATACATGTCATGAAGTTAATAAAGCCGAGGAAGATGTTTGGTTAGTTTATCCTTGGGAAAATGTTGCTGACTATGCGTGAAGATTTAATGGTACAACAACAAGTATCAAACGTATGGCAACATATGGTTGGTGTTATTTGTTTAAATCAAGTAAACAGACGACAAACAAAGCCTGTTCTTACAAAATTGTTTAACAAGTATCCTACTGCACATAGTTTATTGCGTAGTTGTACTATTCCTATGCTAGAAGAATTATTAGAGCCGTTAGGTATGCAACGTGTAAGAGCAAAAAGAATATATAAGATGAGTGTCCAGATTGAAAACTGGAACGGAGAAGATGCAACTGATTTATATGGTATAGGAAAATACGGTAATGATAGTTACAGAATATTTTATAAAAATGATATACCATCAGATGTAGAAGATAAAGAATTGAAGAGGTATATTGAACATGGTTAAGTTTATTAAGACATGGCTAGGAATCACTAAGGATAGAATAGTTGGTGAGAAGCTCATGGAAAATATGGAAAAGAACGATAACACTAAAAAAGATCAGGAGTAAATATGACGACCTATGATAATAAATGTACAGTTACATGTACCGACAATGGCAAAGTTGCTGAAGCAGAAGTTGATCGTATTGAACCTAAAGATTATTTAAAAATATTTATGGCAGGCAATAAGATACACATGAAGTGGAACGGTCGAGTATTTGTAGGAAATGCATTTGGTTTTGAATTTACTACTCCAGGTCCAAGGCAATTTAACAACGCAATTCGAAGAGGCTTTTAATGAAGGCTGATACTTTACAAATAGCAAGAGAAGAACAAAGAGCACCGTGGACAGAAGTTGAAATAGACACACGTGACTTTACTGTTTTTCGTGACAAGTATCCTGTAACCGAAGGACATTTATTAGTTGTACCTAAAGAAGCAACACAAGAAAACATTATGAAATGTTTTAACTTTGCTATTACTATGGGTTATGATAATGTTGCAAGTGAAAAGACTAATATCACAGGTTACAATATAGGTTTAAATGTAGGTAAAAGTGCAGGGCAAACAGTCATGTACCCACACGTACATTTAATCTTCCGTCGAGATGGAGACATGGAAGATCCGCAAGGAGGCGTACGAGGCGTCATTCCATCTAAACAAAAATATTAAGGAAAGGTTATGACATTGAAAGAAACTTTGATTAGTGCAGCTCGTAAACATGCAGAGGCAGAAATTGCGGTGCACAAAGCAAATATCGAAGTCTACATGCAACAGGTAGTTGGTATCGGCGAACATTCTGATATCATTGAAACTATCCAAAAAGAATTGGATAAAATGGCTGCTGCAACTGATAGACTCGAGATGCTAGATAAGCATTTCAGCTAGATGAGCTGGCAAGTAACAATTGAAGAAGATCCGGAAACAAAAGAGCTAATTTTGCCTCTTCCAACGGATCTTCTTAATCAAATGGGTTGGGATATTGGTGATGATCTCGTTTGGGAGGAGCATATGCCTTCCCATTCCTATACAATTAAAAAGGTTGACAAACCTGGTGGAAAGAAGGTATAATAGTACTATGAATGATACAATTGTAATAGAAGAAGATACTAAGAAGTATTATTACAGTGAAATCTTTCACTCTATTCAGGGTGAAGGTACATACACTGGCGTTCCTACTGCTTGGATTAGGTTCTTTCTATGCAATCTACAATGTAACGGGTTTGGTCAGATTGATCCAACTAATCCTGATACATATGAACTTCCTTTTGAAACATATGATGTTAGTCAGGTAAAAAGAGTAGAAGATCTTCCTGTATGGGATAAAGGTTGCGATAGTAGTTACACATGGGCGAAAAAGTACAAACACTTAATGGGACAAGAAACTCCTAAAGTGTTAGCACAAAAAGTTATTGATGTTTTAAAAACAGATACTAATCCAGAAGGTTTATTTTTACATCCTGTGTCGAAACAAAGACAACACTTCTGTGTTACAGGTGGTGAACCTTTAATGAAGCAAAGTCAAAAAGCATTCTTAGGTATTATACAAGAGCTTAAAAGACAAAACAATTTGCCTGCTAGTATTACATTTGAAACAAACGGCACACAAAAATTATTACCAGAATTTATTGAGTATTGGAAGAACGAAAAGGACATTGAACTATTCTTTTCTTTATCTCCGAAACTTTTTAGTACATCAGGAGAACTTGCAAAAAAAGCAATTAAGCCTGAGATAGTTGCAGAATACTACGAACTTAGTAAAACAGGACATCTAAAGTTTGTTGTTGGTAGTATGCAACGTGAATGGGATGACATGGATTCTGCTATAGCAGAGTTTAGAAATGTTGGAGTTGACTATCCTGTTTGGGTTATGCCTGTAGGAGCAAGAGAAGAAGAACAAACAGCAACAGCGGGTGCTGTTGCAAAGATGGCTTTCCAAAGAGGATATAATGTAGCCGCAAGAGTACATGTATATTTGTTTGGTAATGCTATTGGAACTTAAGGAGAGTATATGTCATTTTTAACAAAAATGCTAGGTTTGGATAAAGTTAAAGAAATTAACAGAGCCAAAGAAGAAGAAAAGAATAAACAACTTAGTCCAAAAGAACTTGCGACTAAAAAGAAAGAACCGTGGGTAGGTGTTATACAAACACACGTTAACAAAGAAAATGTCCGAAATGGCTTTTTTGAGCTTGACTGGAACAGGCATTTCGTGTTACAATTAATTGAAGCTGGATACGGAGTTGAGAATGATAAAGAAGAAGAAATTATTGATCGTTGGTTTCGTGAGCTTTGCGCTAATGTTGTTGTTGACGGTGACTACGGCGGTCCATTAGATGGCTTGGCAACAGGCAATATAGATATTGAAACAGTAAAAAGAGATAACAAATAATGACACACATTCTAGTAGATACAGCAAATACATTCTTCCGTGCAAGACATGTAATTAATGGTGATGCTGATATTAAGTTGGGTATGGCTTTCCATATTACACTTAACAGCATTAAGAAAGCATGGCAAGACTTTGAAGGCACACATGTTGTATTCTGCTTAGAAGGTCGTAGCTGGCGTAAGGACTATTATGAGCCTTACAAGCGTAACAGGCAAGTTGCTCGTGATGCACTTACAGAAAAACAGCAAGAAGAAGATACTATCTTTTGGGAAGCATTTGATACATTTAAAGACTTTGTAAGTGAAAAAACTAACTGTACTGTATTACAACATAAAGAATTAGAAGCAGATGACTTAATTGCTGGTTGGATACAACAACACCCAGATGTAGATCATGTTGTTGTTTCTACAGACACAGACTTTCAGCAACTAATTGCACCTAATGTAAAACTATACAATGGTGTACAAGAAGTAACAACTACACACGAAGGTTACTTTGATAAGAAGGGCAATCATGTTATTGATAAAAAGACTAAGGAGCCTAAGACTGTTCCAGATCCGCAATGGTTGTTGTTTGAGAAATGTATGCGTGGTGACACTAGTGACAATGTGTTTAGTGCTTATCCAGGTGTACGTAAAAAAGGCACAAGAAATAAAGTTGGTTTACTAGAAGCATTTGAGGATAAAGACCTTAAAGGCTATAACTGGAATAACTTGATGCTACAACGTTGGGTAGATCATAACGGTGAAGAACATCGTGTACTAGATGACTATCAACGTAACGTTACATTAATTGATCTTACTGCACAGCCTGAAGATGTAAAAGATAAAATTACAGGTACTATTCAAGAGTCAATTGATGCAGATAAAAATATTAGCCAGGTTGGTGTAAGACTTATGAAGTTCTGTCATTTATATGATTTAAAGAAAATATCAGATCAAGCACAAGCCTATGCAGAACCATTAAATGCGAGGTACACAGTATGACAACAGAATTTAAAGCAAAACCTGTTTTAGAAGATAAATTTTGGATTGTTGAAGAACAAGGACAAAAGATCGGTACGCTAAGAAAGAACGAAGATAAGTTTGTCTTTAGTAATGAAAACGGTGTTAAGTTTTATCACAGTAAAAAAAGTATTTTAAGTGACTATGGCAAAGACTTTTTTGTTGCTAAAATTGTAAAAGAAGCAGACGATTCTGAGCCTAACGAAGTACATGGCTTTAAGTGTAGTACTAAACCACACAACTCTATGTACGATATACAGAAGCGTTTACCTTTATTTACAAAGAGCAAAGACTCAAAGAGCTTGTATTGTTCAGGGTATTATGTTATTAAATTCGATAAAGGATGGGTTAAATCGTTCTGTCCGAAGCTCATTACACTACAACGGTATGCGTATAAAGGGCCATTTAAGACTGATTTAGAGATGAAACAGGTACTATCTAATGTCAACAAATAGCCTTCCGCAGTCACTTCCTACCATTGAAAAAATACTACAACGAATTGCAGTTGCAGAGAAATCACAGCAATCAGACGTTAGAATAAGCATACAAGAAGCACGATCACTAGCAATTGAGCTATCTATGTTTACATCTAAATTAGGTACTGTTGTAGCGTCTATAGATGAGCAATTAAAGCAGATCAAGCAGAATAGCGAACAAGTTGAAGTGAAATTTGAAGGCGGACAGTTCTAAAAAAGGATAAATATATACGTAGTTAATTAAAAGGATTACGTATAATGAGTAGACCAAAACCAACAGTGCTTCTCGAACATGTGAATCGAGAATCATATAAGACAGAACAAATATTAGAGAGCGAAGCAATTTGGGCGGTCTTCTATAAAGGAAAGCCGTTTAACTTAAAAAGCGGAAGTATGGTATCGAGCTATCCTGGACCGAAGTATAAAAAAGTATCGTTTTCTAATCCTGGCCATGCTAGGAACCTAGCAAAAAAACTAAACACACTTTTCCAAGTAAAGGACTTTGCGGTATACACACTAACTTCTGGAGCGAAAGAAGAGTAATGACACATGGATCAAAAGGACAACTATACAAAAGTATTTCTGAAAGCCGCTGATCAGCCTTTTGACACTCCCGACATAAAGAATAAGAGAACATTATGGTGGT